CGACCAGTTGGCGACGCTCAAGGCGGCGTTCGAAGAGCAGGCCGCGCCCATCAACGACGCGATCAAGGAGCTGCACGCCGGCGTGCAGGTTTGGGCAGAAGCGAATCGCGGCGAGCTGCTGCGCAACGGCGCCAAGACCGTGAAGCTCGGCAATGGCGAGATCCGCTGGCGCACTCGCCCGCCTTCCGTCGTCGTGCGCACCGCGGCGGCGGTGATCGAGGCGCTCAAGCGCCTCGGTTTGCAGCGCTTCATCCGCACCAAGGAAGAAATCGACAAGAACGCCATCCTCGCCGACCCCGACGCCGTGCAGGACGTGAAGGGCATCAGCATCACGCAGGGCGAGGATTTCGTGGTGGTGCCGTTCGCGACCGAGCTGGAGGAAGTGGCATGATCCACTGTCGGCATCCGGAACTGTTGGATGCGCTCCGAGCGCTACGCGGTGCGCTTGATGTACTGGAGGACGTCGCCGACGCTCTCGGCGATGAGGATGCATCGCTCGAGTTCGACCTCGCCCATGCCGTGTTCGATACCCATGAGGCATTCATGGTTTACGGCGAGCTGGAAGAGCTGTGGCGCATGGCCTGCAACGAAGGCGAGGACGCGGCATGAACGCGCCCAAGATGGCCGCCGCCCGCCCGAAACCCTCCCGCCGCACGCGCGACCTCGCCGCGATCCACGCCTCGGCGAAGAAGCTCGGCATGGACCGCCCCACGTACGAGGCGATGCTGATGCGCGTCGCCGGCGTGCGCAGCGCGGCCGACCTCGCCGACAGCGCGCGCGCGAAGGTCATCGCCGAGCTGCGCCGCCTCGGCGCCGCGCCGGCGCCGCGCAAGGGCCGGCCGCGCAACGTCAACGTCGAGCCGATGCTGCGCAAGATCGAAGCACTGCTCGCCGAAATCCACGCGCCCTGGGCGTACGCGGATTCCATCGCGCAGCGCATGTACGGCATCGCGTTCGTCGCGTGGGTGCGCCGCGCGGACCGGCTGCGCGGCATCATCGCCGCGCTCGATGCGCGCCGGCGGAAGCTGCATGCGCTGGAGGACGCGAAGTGAAGCGCGACCCGTTCGCCGGCCAGACCTACGACACGCCGAGAGGCCCGCTCGCCACGCGCATCCTCTCCGTGGACGACCGCATGCGCATCGTGCGCCAGGCCGACGCGGAGACGCTGCGCGCGATCCTCGCGCTGCCCGGTTTCAGCGTGCAGAAGACCGTGCGCCTTGCGGCGAAACGGCGGCTGCGGAAGCTGGAGGCACAGCCATGATGCCGCCGAGCATTACCGCGTCGATCCTCTACGCCGCGTGGCTGTTCGCGATCGGTGCGCTGATCGGCTGGTCCGCGCGCGGCTACGTCCGGCGTCGCGCTACTGCGGCCGCGCCCGAACCGCTGACCGAGGTGCGGATTCACGTATTCGGCCAGACCGTGAAGACCGACATGGGCGTGGATCTGTCCAAGCTCGAAACGCTCGCCAACGGCTGCGGCTACACGCTCACGCCCATGCCGACGAGGACACTGCAATGAGCATCGACCACGTTGCGCTGATCCAGCTGCAGAACGACCTCGCGCTGCGCCCGCTCAGCGCGCAGGCGATCCGCCTTGCGCACGACCTCGTGCGCGGCGTGAACTACCTCTACGACTCGGCATTCTTCGAGCTGGAAGAGGTGGGCCTCGCCACGATGGCGGACGACCGCTGCTTCGACGACGCCGATGCCGAGTTCGCGCCCACCGATCTGCTGCTGGCGATGTACCACGCCGGCCGCATGGATGTGCTGGAGGCGCGCCGGTGAGCCTGCGCCGGCTTCATCCCGAAGAAATCGCCGAGCGCAAGGCGGCATGGCAACGCCTGTGGCGCGAGCGCTTCATCGACCGGGTGTGCGAGCTGCCGGCCAACGTGCAGGGCACCGTCCACGAATTGATGAAAGCCACGTTCAAGGCCGGCACGACGTGGGAGCGCAAGCGCCACGAGCCGGAAGAACTCGGAGGGATGGATTAATGAACGCGGATCATCCGAGTCACCAGCTCCGCATCGAAGCCATTCGGCGAGCAATGCAGCGGGATGATGTGCGCGCGCGCATCAGTGCCGGCGTGCGCGCGTGGGATGCAAAGCCCGAAACTCGCGCGAAGCGATGCGCCACGTGGGCCGATCCAGCCGTCCGCCAGGCCCGATCGGAAGGCATTCGAAGGGCGCAGGTCGCGTCATGGTCTCAACCGAATGCGCGCTTGTGGCGCGCCGCTCGTGTTCGCACCGGATGCGATGCGTTGACGCCCGAACAGGTCGAGCAGCTACTGGACCAGTTGCGTCGCGGCGAACGTGCGATCGACGTCGCCAATGACTGGCTTATCAGCCTGAGCCGCGTCTATGCCATCGCACGCAAGAAGGCGGGCGGCATCCAGCGATTGAGGGGCGGCGCATGACGCTGCGCATCACCTGCCCGAACTGCTGCGAGAGCTACCCGATCGACGCCGGTTTCGCCGACGACGACGGCAAGCGGCTGGCCGCGCTGTTCGCGGGCATGGAGCCGGTGCTCGGGCGCGCGGTGATCAGCTATCTGCGCCTGTTCAAACCCGCGAAAACGAGCCTTCGAACGGCGCGTGCGATCCGCATCGTGGACGATCTGCTCGCGCTGGTCCGCACCGGCACCGTCTGCCGCGACGAGCGCGGCGGCATCCGCCGTCCGGCGACGCCGGCGATGTGGGCGGCGGGCATCGAGCAGCTAATCGCCGCGCCCGGAAAACTCTCGCTGCCGCTCGCGAACCACCACTACTTGCGCGCCGTCGTCTTCGGCCTCGCCGACTCCGAAGACGCCGTGTCCGAGCGTGCGAAAGAGGCGGACATGCGTGTAGGAAAACACCGCGCAGGACCGTCAGCCAATGTCGTGCCCGAAGGCAAGCTGCAAGCGCACCTCGCGTGGCTCGCGCAACAACTGCGGTTGGGCGCCATCGACCAGACCACGCACGATGCGGAAGTGCTGCGTGCGCGCGAGCGGTTCGGGGCGGCATCGTGATCGAACGCGACGACGAGCCGTTCGAGCTGGAAGCCGAGTCGGCGGCGGACATGGCCGCGCAACTCGCGGCCGAGAAGTTCGACGGCGTCGCGTGGCCGAAGACGCTCGCCGACCTCATGGACGTGATGACCGCCACGCTCGAACGGCGCGGCATGGCAGCGGAGGCCGCCGAGGACACCGCGCGCGCGCTTGCCATCGCACAGGCGAAGTACATCGGCGGCCGACCGATCTACCTGCCGACCGGCCACGCGCTGAAAACCGCGCTGCTGCACGATGCGATCTACCGCGCCAGCAGGCGAGGCAACACCGATGCACTCGCGCGCCGGCACGGCCTCACGCATCGCGCGATCCAGATGATCGTTCGTCGCCAGACGCTGCTGCATCGCGCGCGCGTGCAGATGCAGCTTCCGATCTCGTGAGGCTGCATGTCCACTCTTCGGTAACGCGTAGCTTGTCGGATACGAGCCCCATGATGTGCTTCCCGATGCGGATCGTGAAGTTCTCTTCCGAATTGACGACCTCGACCGCGATCCCGAAATGCTTCGCCAAACGCGAGCCATCCTCCGTAACGTCTTTGGTGGTTGCGATCACGCCACTGACTTGCTTGCCTGCGTTCGCGGCCCGGATATCTTCACAGCGTGCTGCGTGCGTCAACACGGCTCCCACGCCAACCTTTTTTCGCCAACGCTTGCACTCAACCGCGAACATGGCGTCTCCCTCCAGAATCAGGACATCGATCTGGTGTTCATAGCCGGATTCTCCGGAGGCGGCTTTGCGTGCCTTCTTGCCACGAAGAATCGTCACGGTGTCGGCAAGGCCCGCGTAGAGATTGTCGATGATCCGAGATACTTGGTCCTCGTACTCTCGGCCCTTTGCAACGTTGCTGTTCGACATGGATGTTCCCTTTCTTTCCCGCATCCGCGTGATGCTCCGCAGTATGGTGCGCGCACGCCCTCCACGGTCAGCCGCAAAGCGAACGCCTTCGCATCCGCCCCTCTGCGCGCGCGCGTGAAACTGACCGCGCGCGGCTGAAGTCTCTCCCTTCCCGACATCGGCCGCGTTCCTCGCGCGCCGGTCGGTTTCCTCCCTGTGCCGGCCGGCGCGCGATCCCTTTCTGCGGAGCGCGCGATGGATCTGAAACAGCTCTATGCTCAATGGGCCGGCGCATGGTCGAGCCTGGGCGCGATGTGGTTGTGGCTGGCGGTAAGCCTGGTGCTGCTGGCGCTGGTGGCGATCGTGAACCCGGCCAAGCTCGGCGTGTACGGCTGGCTGGTCAGCAAGCTGTCGATGGCGGCGGTGCTCGGCTTCGGCTTCGATCGCGCCGCGTTCCCCGACGCGCGCCCCTCCGCGCTGGATGGCATCGAGCGCGCGATGGCGCAGACGCGGCGCGGCACGCTGATAGCCGCCGCGCTCGTCGCCGCGGGGCTGATGCCGTGACGCGGCTGTTGATCCTCGTTCCGCTGCTGCTTGCGACGCATGCCGCCGCAGAGCCACGCGTGCCCGATTCGGCGGCGATGTATCGCCGCATGGTCGAGCAGGCCGTTTCCGACTACTGGGGCGTCGAAGGATCGAGCGCGCTGCTCGCCGCGCAGTTGCACCAGGAATCGACGTGGCGGCCGAAGGCGCGCAGCATCGCGGGGGCGATGGGCATGGCGCAGTTCATGCCGACGACCGCCGAGTGGATCGCCACGCAGTTCCCCGAGCAGCTCGGCCAGTTCGATCCGTGGGACCCGGCGCAGGCGATCCGCGCCGCCGCGGTGTACGACCGCTTCCTCTACGACGCCGTTTTGGACGCCGCCGGAGAGTGCGACCACTGGGCGTTCGCCCTGTCCGCCTACAACGGCGGGCTCGGCTGGGTGAAGCGTGACCGCAACCGAGCGTCGGCTACCGGGGCCGACCCGGCTCGCTGGTTCGGTCATGTCGAGTGGGCCGCCGATCCGCGACGGGCGGCGGCCAACATCCGCCAGAACCGCGACTACGTGCGCCGCATCCTGCTGGTGTTGCAGCCGCTGTACGTCGCTGCCGGCTGGCCCGGCCCGCAGGTGTGCGCATCGTGAAAGAGACGATCCTGCTGCTGGCTGTGCTCGCCGCCGCGATCGGCGGCTACCTGTTTCGCGGCGACCGCAACCGCGCGGACATCGCGGCGGCCGACGCCGCGCGCACCGCATGCGCCGACACGCTCGCATCGGAACAGGCCGCGCTCGCGTCCATCCGCGCGCGGCTCGCCGATCTGGACCAGCGCCATCGGCAGGCGCTCGCCGACGCCGAGCGCGAACTCGATCTGCGCGACGACGAAATCCAGCGCCTGAGCAACCTTGCAACGGCGCGCGTACTCACCCTCCGAAAGAACGCCCATGACGATTCCGACTGCACTGCGCTGGTCGATCTTGCTGTGTGCGCCAGCGTTGCTGGCGAGCTGTGGGATTTTCCGCCGCGCGCCGCACACGCTGATCCGCACTGAGGTGGTGGAAGTGCCGGTGCCCGCATACCGACCGCTGCCCGCCGCGCTCACCGCGCCGATTCCAGCGCCGCCCGCGCCGCTGCTCGACTGCCGCGATGCGAACGGCCGCGCCGCCGTGTGCGTGCTCGATGCGCTGGCAACGATTCCGGCGTGGCAGTCCGCGCTCGATGCCTGCAACGCCGACCGCCGTCGCGCGGCCGCGCTCGGAGCCACCGATGGCCAGTAATCGCCACGACCGCCTGGACGCCGTCATCGCGCAATGGGAGCGCGAGGCATCCGATCGCATGCGTGGCGCCGATCGCAAGGACGCCGACTACAGCGCGATCGAACGTCGCCTGCTGCGCGCGCAGGCCAACGTCTACTACGCCTGCGCGCGGCAACTGCGCGAGGTACGCCACGGTGGATGAGATGGATCGCGCGCAGTCACGCGAGGCCCATGATCGCGAGCTGGCGCTGGCCGCGATGCGCGAGCGCATCGACGCGAGCCTTGCGCCGCGCGACCCCGCCATCGACGGCCTGTGCATCGACTGCGACGAGCCCATCGAACCGGAACGCATCGCTGCGCTCCGCGGCTGCGTCTCGCGCTGCATCGATTGCGCGAGGCTCCACGAACAGCGCACGCGAGGGTTGCGATGACCGAGCAAGCCGCCACCCTGCTGATCCTGCTGGGCGTCGTAAACATGCTGGCCGTGCTCGGCCTCTGGCTGTACGTGGCGCGGCACAGCGGCCATCTCGATGCCATCGACCGACGCGTCGTTGCCCTGGAAGAGCGCATCTCCGGCATGCCCGCGGTCCGCACGCAGCTCGATTCGCTTTCCTCGCAGGTTGCCGGCCTGCGCGAGCGATCCGATCACACCCTGCAGCTGATTCGGTCGTTGCAGGAATACCTGATGGAGCACAAGCCATGACCTCGTTCGCCGAACGCTTCCGCGCCGATCGCCGGCTGGTGCTGCTGCGGCTGCTGTCCGAGCAGCACGGCTACCGAGCCAACAGTTCGAACCTGCACGCCGCGCTGTACGCGCTCGGCGTGACCGCCAGCCGCGACGACGTGCGCACCGACCTGGCGTGGCTGGCCGAGCAGGGCCTGCTCCGCACCGAATCGCCGGTCGATGGTCTGGACGTGGCCACGCTCACCGCGCGCGGCCACGACGTGGTGCTGGGCCTCGCCGTCGTGCCTGGCGTCAGCCGCCCCAGCCCTCGGTGACGCCGTGGCCCGCGCGCGCAAATCCAAGGTCACGCGGCTGCCGGCCGAGCAGCGCGCATTCGTCGAGAAGCTGCTGCGGGAAGATCGCCTCACGCTCGACGAAATGCTCGCGGCCATCCGTAGGAAATATCCGACGGCGGATGTAAGCCGCAGCGGATTGCACCGCTACCAGCAGCCGCTGCGCGAACTGACCGAACGCATGCGCGAGATCGACGCCGCCGCGCGCGTGGTGGTGGAAGAACTCGGCGAGAACCCCGACGACCGCGCCGGCGCGCTGCTGTGCCAATCCATCACCACGCTCGCCACTAACGCCGCGCTGCGCGCGCAGGTGGATGAGGAAACGTCGATCGAAGATGTACGAAAACTCGCACGCGCCTCGAAGGACGTCATCGCCGCGCGCGCCGCCAGCCTCAAGGAGCGGCAGGCCATCGAGCACGCCGCGCGCGAGAAGCTCGTGCGCGAGCAGCGCAGCAAGCTCGATGCGTTGGGCAAGACGGGCGAGGTGCCTCCGGACATGCTCGCCAAAGTCATCAAGGCAGCGTACGCCCTATGAGCAAAGTGGTCTCCATCACGACGCAGCAGAGTGCCGCCGACTACCTCGAAGGCTTGGCGGCCGATCTGCGCAAACGCGACAAGCCGGAGCCGGTGAGTGTCGTCGTTTTCGGTCTCCACCGCGATCGCAATGGGCAACTCGTCGAATTCTGGTGCGGGCCATGCACACTGTCACCGCTGGAGTTCCTAGGCCTCGTCGAAATGGGCAAGGCCACCTACATCGAGTCCAGCGGCGAATGATCCAGCCGGCACTCCCGCTCTACGCTTACCAGCGCCGCTGGCTGCAGGACGATGCGCGCTTCAAGATCGCGATGTTCGCGCGCCAGTGCGGCAAGACGTTCACCAGCACGCTGGAGATCGTGCTCGACTGCCTGCGTGCGGAAGCCGCCGGCCAGCGCTGCCGCTGGGTGATCCTCAGCCGCGGCGAGCGGCAGGCGCGCGAGGCGATGAACGAGGGCGTGAAGCTGCATTTGCGCGCGCTCCAAGCCGCCTTCAAGGAACTGGAAATCGACTTCGACGCCAACACCAAGGCGCTCGAAGTGGAACTGCCCGGCGGCAGCAAGATCACCGCGCTGCCCGCCAACCCCGACACCGCGCGCGGATTCAGCGCCAACGTGCTGCTGGACGAGTTCGCCTTCCATCAGGACAGCCGCGCGATCTGGAAGGCGCTGTTCCCGGTGATCTCCAAGCCCGGCCTCAAATTGCGCGTCATCTCCACGCCCAACGGCAAGGGCAACAAGTTCCACGAACTGATGACCGGCGCGGACGACGGCTGGTCGCGCCACACCACCGACATCCACCAGGCGGTGGCCGACGGCCTGCCGCGCGACATCGACGAGCTGCGGCGCGGTGCCGGCGACGAAGACCTGTGGGCGCAGGAGTTCGAACTGCAATGGCTCGACGAAGCATCGAGCTGGCTCTCGTTCGAACTGATCACCGCATGCGAACACGCCGATGCGGGCGACCCCGCGCGATACACGGGCGGCCCGTGTTTCGTCGGCGTGGACATCGCCGCACGCAACGACCTGTTCGTCATCTGGGTGGTGGAGCAAGTCGGCGACGTGCTGTGGACGCGCGAGATCATCGAGCGCAAGCGCGTGAGCTTCACCGAGCAGGACATGCTGCTCGACGACGTGTTCGCGCGCTACCGCGTGCAGCGCGCCTGCATGGACCAGACCGGCATGGGCGAGAAGCCCGTGGAAGATGCGCAGCGCCGCCACGGCTCGCTGGTGGAGGGCGTGCTGTTCACCGCCGCCAACAAGTTGACGCTCGCCACGCACGGCAAGGAGGCCTTCGAGGACCGCAAACTGCGCATCCCCGAAGGCAACGTGGAACTGCGCGCCGATCTGCACAAGCTGAAGAAGGTCACCGGCCCCACCGGCGCGCCGCGCTTCCTCGCCGACGCCGACGCCAGCGGCCACGCCGACCGCACGTGGGCCTGCTTTCTCGCGCTCAACGCCGCGCACAGTGACACCGGCCCGATCGAATACCAAGGCGTGCCGAAAAACCCGCGTGGTCTCGACAACGCGCGCGATCCCGGTCGCAATCGGCTGCGCATGCGCGCCGACGATCACGAAGACGTGAAGATTCCGGAGCCTGAAGCATGGTGACCCGCATCCTCGGGCCGGACGGCCAGCCGATCCACGTGGCAGACCTTGCCGAGCCGCAGACCAGCCGCATCATGCAGCTGCGCAACGAATGGGCCGGGCATCCCTCGCGCGGGCTCACACCGTCGCGCTTGGCGGCGATCCTCGACGCGGCCGAGAACAACGACCTGGTCGCGCAAAGCGACCTGTGGGAAGACATGGAGGAAAAGGATGGCCACCTCGCCAGCGAGATGGGCAAGCGCCGCCGTGCGCTGCTCTCGCTCGATTGGGACATCGTGCCGCCTTCGTCGCCGTATGCGGCGGAAAAGAAAGCCGCTGATCGTCTGCACGAACTGCTCGCGGACATCGACGGATTCGAGGAGATGCTCTACGACGCCACCGACGCGATCGGAAAAGGCTACGCCTGCCTCGAAATCGAGTGGCATCGGCTCGATGGCATGTTTCTGCCCAAGACGATCACGCACCGGCCGCAGTCGTGGTTCCAGATCCATCGCGGCTATCGGCAGGAGCTGCGCCTGCGCGACAACAGCGCCGACGGTGCGTCACTGCAACCGTTCGGATGGATCGTCCATACGCACAAGGCCAAGAGCGGCTACCTCGAGCGCGCTGCGCTGTTCCGCGTGCTGGTGTGGCCGTACCTGTTCAAGACCTACGCGGTCGGCGATCTCGCCGAGTTCCTCGAGGTGTACGGCTGGCCGATGCGCATCGGCAAGTATCCGCCGGGCGCCAGCGACAAGGAGCGCATGACCCTGCTGCGCGCGCTCGCCAACCTCGGCCACAACGCGGCCGGCATCATGCCGCAAGGCATGGAGATCGACTTCGAAGAGGCTACATCGGGCGATCCGGATGCCTTCCAGGCAATGATCGACTGGTGCGAAAAGACGCAGTCCAAGGCCATCCTCGGCGGCACGCTTACCAGTCAGGCCGATGGCAAGACCGCCACCAACGCGCTCGGCACCGTGCACGACGAAGTGCGCAAGGATCTGCGCGACGGCGACGCCAAGCAGATCGCGGCCACGCTGTCGCGCGACCTGATCTTCCCGATCGCGATGCTCAACGGCATCGCCGGCAACATCCGCCGTGCACCGCGCATCCGGTTCCAGATCGAGGAGCCGGACGACATGGCCTCCTATGCGGAGGCGCTGCCGAAACTCGTTTCCCTCGGCATGCGCATCCCGCGCAAGTGGGCGCAGGAGAAGATCGGCATTCCCGAGCCGGAGTCCGACGATGACGACGTGCTCGTTTCTTCCGCGCCCAGCATTCCCGCGAAGGATGACGGCTATCTCGCCACGGCAACCGCACAGCGTCCGCGTGTCGAAACCAGTGACGATCGCACGCCCATCGACCCGCACGCCGAGGCACTTGCACGGCAAGCCGTGCCGGCGTGGACCGAGATCCTCGATCGCGTTCGCGAGCTGGTCGCGACCGCGCCGGACTTGCCAACGCTGCGGGACGCGCTGCTCGAGGCCTATGGCGACCTGCCACGCGATGCGCTCGGCGAGGTGATGGCGATGGGCATGGCCGCCGCCGAACTCGCCGGCCGCTACGACGTAACGCAGGAAGCCGATCGTGCCTGAGACTGCGGCCAGCGATCCCGCCGTTCGCGGCGTGCTGAAGCGGCCGTTCGCCGAGCAGGTCGCGTTCTTCCGCGGCAAGCTCGGCACTCTCGTGCCGACCGAGCGCTGGACCGACATGATGCATGCGGCTCATGACCGCGCCTTCATGGTCGCCGGTGCGCAGAACGCCGATCTTCTCGCCGGTCTTGCGGCATCCGTCGATCGCGCGATCACCGAGGGCACCGGCATCGACCAGTTCCGCAAGGATTTCGATGCCCTGGTCGAGCGGCACGGATGGAGCCACACCGGCAGCCGCGACTGGCGCACGCGCGTCATCTACACCACCAACATCGCCAGCAGCTACAGCGCCGGTCGGCTCGCGCAGTTGCGCGAAGGTGGGTTTCCGTTCTGGGTGTACGTACACAGCGACAGCGTGATCACGCCACGGCCACTGCACGAATCGTGGCACGGTGTGACGCTGCCTGCTTCGCACGAATGGTGGCTGACGCACTTCACGCCCAACGGCTGGGGCTGCAAGTGCCGCATCGTCGGCGTGCGCAAGCCGGAAGATGCCGCACGCTACGGCAAGGTGCAGCGCGAGGCACCCGACAACGGAATCGATGCCAAGACCGGCACGCCCGCCGGCATCGACAAGGGCTGGGCCTACATGCCGGGCGATACGGTGAGCGACACCGTTCGCGCGTTGAGTCAGAAGCTCGAAGAGCTCCCGCCGCCACTTGCCGTTGCCGTGATGAAGGACTGGCTCCCTGCGCAAGCGTTCGCGCGCTGGTTCGAGAGCCCGCGGAACCTTTGGCCGCTTGCGCGTATACCCGACGCGGATGCGCGCGCCATCGGCAGCCAAAAGACCATTGCAAAGCTGTCCGCTGAAACCGCCGCAAAGCAACTGCGAACGCATCCGGAGCTGGCCCCGCGTGAGTACGTCGCTGCGCAAGACGTGATCGACCACGCGACCGGCAAGGCACAGGACGGAGCACGCGCGATGATCTACGTGCGCGAGCTGTCGGACGCCGCTACGGGTGGGCACGTACTGGTAGTGAAGGCGACGCTGACCGGCGAGGAGTTGTTCATCACCAGCTTCCGCCGCTTGAGTCGCGATCAGGCGACGCGCGACCGCGAGGTACGACGACTGCTCGGAAAAGGTGGCGGATGATGGGGCCTCCCACCCGGTTGCCCGGAAACCCCACATGGCACTCCGGCGTCGAAACGCCGTGTTACGGCCGGGAGAATCTCACCGTGTCGCATCCGCCAGCCAAGGCAGCGTACCACCGCTGGAGGCATGCCGCATGATCCGCGTCGAAATCGAATCCGCCGACGTGCAGGCCGCGTTCACGCGCCTGCGCCAGCAGCTCACCAGCATGCGCCCGTTGATGCAGGATCTCGGCGAGCATCTGAGCGAAACGACCAAGCGGAGATTTGACACCTCCACGGCACCCGATGGATCGAGGTGGGCGCCGAACGCCGAGACCACCTACATTCGCTACCTCGGCCGCTTCAACAGCGGCTTCGGCAAGGCCGGCCGGCTCAACGCCACGGGCGTCCGCCGCGCGGTCGCCAAGAAACCGCTGATCGGCGAGACGCGCTCGCTATCCACCACCATTCACTACCTCGCCGGCAGCGATTTCGTCGAGATCGGCAGCCCGATGGTCTACGCCGCCGTGCAGCAGTTCGGCGCGAAGGCGCGCAGCTTCACCGGCGGCCATAGCCCGTGGGGCGACATCCCGGCACGCCCGTTCCTCGGCCTCTCCGGCGAAGACCGCCAGTTCATCGGCGAAGCGGTCTCCGGCTACCTCGAAGACGCCTTCGATGGCCCCTGAACCCGCCTTCCAACCACGGCCGCCGCACGCGCGTTCTGCGGCCCGCCGGCCC